ACATGAAACCATCGGTGCGGTCGATGAGGCGCTGGTTCATTTCGGCGATGATGTCGGTGAAGACGATGCGCTCGCGGGCGAGGGTGGTGCGCAGGATGTTGAGGCGCTGTTCTTGGGCGGTTTCGAGTGGGGTGGGCATGTGGGTGTTTATTTACAGCCTTGCAGTTTTGCGTGTGCTCGAATCATTCCAACAGGATCGCCTTCGATCATGGCTTTATTGGCGGCGGCGATGTCCTGCTTGATGAACATGGCTCCCACTAATCCCGCTGGGCCAATGGCGGCGTATTGAGTGAGTAATTCCTGGCAGCGGGATAGCTCACTAAGGAGTGAGTCAGCGAGGGTTGTTGTCTCTTGGGTGGGAAGGGTCATTTGAAGGTGAGGAGCTGGGTGATGCAGGTTTGTAATTGGGTGGGATCGGTGGTTTCGAGTGCGGTGGCGGTGCGTGCGAGTAGCTGCTGCAGGTGGGTAAATTTGTAGCTGGCGGTGGGACTGGTGAGGGCGCTGGCGTATTTGGTTAGGAGGGGTTGGCAGCGTTTGACTTCGGTGCCGACATTGGTGATGAGCCGATCAAGGGTGATGAGATCAAGCGGTGGGTCGGAGGTCATAAGAGTGAAGGTTGTTGGCGAGGCGTTCTAGCGAAGCGATGGCTTCACTCGACAAGTTAGGCGCTGGTGGTGGGGTAGGTGTAGATTCGGGTGGTGGGGTCATAGCCGGTGGGGAGGAGGCGGATGGCTTGCGTGAGGGGATCGATCACGGGGAGTTGGCGGGCGTGAACGGCATTGATTTCGGGCAGTTGCATGATGAACTGGCTGGAACTGAGGATGCCTTCGGCTTCTGACTTGCTGAGGGTGACGGTGATTTCCCGTGTCTGGCCATTGGCACCAAATTTGACGCGCCAGAGTTCAACATAATCGGCGAAGTGGGTGCGGGCGGTGGCGGGGTCTAGCTCGATGAGGCCGATGCGGAAGAGGCCATCGCCTTCGGGCAGTAAATCTGGATAGACGATGATGCGGCCACGGCGGAAGAGGATGGGAGTGGTGAGGCCCCGCAGGGCGGCGCCAAGATCATGCGCGGTGTCGGCAAGGTCGCGCTCCTCGTCGGGCATCTGCACGCGCAGTCTGGGCCTGGTGATGGGTGCGCGGCGGAGCCGAGCGGGTAGCCTGCGGGTGGTTTCGGTGAGCGCGGCGTTGGGCACGGGAGTGGGAAAGGGTGGCGGACGGGGTGGGCATGTTCATGGGCGAGTCAACGGGTGGCGGGCTGCGGGGGCGGTGATCCCTGCTGCCACTGGCTGAGAAGATGGAGGTGGTCAGTCCATTCCAAGTCGGTGAGACTGAGTGTGCGCCAGTAGGTGCGCCAATAACTCGGGGAGCGGCGGCCCTTGGGTCGGCCATCATGACTGAGGATCTGGCGGGCGGTGATGCTGAGTGGGGTCTCGGCATAGGCGGCGATTTTGCACCACTGAATGAGGGTGATGGGGGGTGCGTCTGGCAGTTTGGGGGCCTGGAGCCGTGGCCGGATCTGCTCTAAAAAGTCGGCTCCGGTGAGGTGGCCGGCTTTGATGAGATCGTTGAGGTCCTTGCACCCTGGGGCGGTGGGTAGGAGGGTGACGAGGCGCTGCAGGCGCGGGGCGAGTTGGTCAAGAAAGCCGTCTGCCTCATACCATTTGGTGCCTGCGGTGTCGGCATCTCCAATGGCGATGGCGCAGGCTTTGGGGGCGATGGGGATGCCGATCTTGGGGTCGAGGAAGAGACGCCAACTCTGGGCACCACGGAGGCCGATGATGCAGCAACCTGGAGGCATGGCGCTGGGCCAATGCCAGCCGCAAATGTCGGCAATGGCCATGGCGTCCCACTGGCCTTCGACAAAGAAGATCCAGCGTGCGCCGATGGGATCGCCCCAGAAGAAGGGCCATGCGCGTGTGCCGCTGGGATCGAAGCGCCAGGAGGGCTTGGCGTGCTCATTGCCGGGGGTGTGTGGCCCAAGGCGGCAGTGAATACTGATGGGCTGGAGGGCGGCCCCTTCCCCCTCATGGCCGGTGAGGGCGTGTGTGGGTGCCTGAACAAGAAAGGCCTCGCGTGGGGCGCCGAAGTATTGCCAGCGGGCCATGAGTCCGGCTTTGGCAGCGCCAATGATGGTGTCTGGGCTGAATCCGCGCCAGTCGGCAAGGCGCTGGATCTCGCGGGTGTCGGTGGCGAGCTGGGCACATTTGTCTAACCATGAGGATAGGCGCTGGGGCTTGAGGGGCTCCAGGAGAACGGGGGCGACAACGGGTGCTGGGGTGGGGGTGAAGTCTCCCCTGCGTAGGTCGGGTGAGTCGCTGAGTAAAGCATTGATGGATTCGGCTTTGGTTAGGCCGCGCTTTTCCATGAGGTAGTCAAGGAGGTCGCCATGCACGCCGCAGCCGTAGCAATGGTAATGGTGATCTGCCTCCCAGATGTGGAAGCTGGGTGTCTTCTCTGAATGGAATGGGCAGAGGGTGAGGAAGCGCCCGGCACTGTGGCGGCGGAGGACGTGGCCGTCATCCTGGAGCCATTTGGCGAGCGGGTGCCGAACTTTAAGCTCGGCGATGAGGGTGGCGGTATCACTCATAGTTAGGCGAATGAAAGGTGATGGACGTGCAGGCGTAAACTCTCGGCATAGGCGCGCTCGGTGCAGGCACCTCTGCTTAACCGCCAGCCTGGAAGCATGACGATGGCTGTGGAGCGGCGAACCATAATGAGGCAGTGCTCCATGTAGTGATCATAGTCCCAGCCGGGAGGGAAGATGGCTGGCGTGAGGATGAGCTTTGGCTTGTAATAGCGGTGCATCAGCTTCTTGGCCGACGCGAAATGCCTTTTGAAATCTGGGTTGTCGGTGATGGGGCCTGAGAGATAAACGACTGCTGAGAGGGCGGGTGATGGAGGGATGGAATCGGGAATGGCAAACATGGTTAAGCTGGAAGGGAGTCGCGGACTTTGATGGCGGTATCGACCATGTCTTCAATCTCGGTGAGGAAGGCCATGCGGCGATCGATGGACCAACCAATGATGTTATCAATTCCGCCGACTTGTGTTTTCCACTGGCGGAACTTTAAGGTGAGTCCCTGAATGAGTAGCACGCCGCTGTCTTTGCCGGTCTGAGTGGTGAGTGCGGTGTCGGTGATGATGGTGCCCGCTTCGATGGAGCGGCGCAGTGCCAGGGGTGTGAGCTTATGCTCGCTGCTGCGCTGCGCCCATAATTCCTGAGAGACTGAGTCGGTGGGAAACTTGAGGCCGAGGATGTAATAGTGCTCGGAGGAGAGACGCCATTTTTCGCGCAAGGAAAGGTGAGTGCAACCGATGGAGACGGCATGATTGATGTCGTCAAACGGGAAGGCAAGCTGGGTGATTTTCTCTTCAACAAATTCGGAGCCGAACTGTGCGCGGCCATAATTGAGCAGGTCGGCCAAGGCGGTGTGGTAGGCTTCTTTTACGACGCGGATGCGTGAGAGGGTGGTGGACCATTCCTCTGCGGTGAGATCGCGGGAGAGGCGCAAGCCATGGCGTGTGATGTCGAGATTGAGAAGGAGTTGGCCCTCTGAGCGCATGGCGAGGGCGGTCTCGACTCCGGTGCCGGTCAGCCAGACGGTGACGACGCCACTGGCATCAAGAGGGATGATGCGGCGGATGACGCCTGCTTCTAAACCGAGGGTGATGAGGTCGGGGTCGAGATCGGCCTCCGGCACTGGCAAGTTGCGGATGGCATCGAAGAGATAAAGGAGGCGTGGATTGATGGAGACGGACATGATTAAAAGTGGGTAGGATTATTGGGTGTAGTTTTGTTCCAAATTTTGTTTCGCCAGTGTTTAGCGAGTTGCGCTTTTGAGAGTGCTGCTTTGGCTTTGGAGGTCTTGCCAAAGGTGGTGCTGCTGATGCCTAGCTCGGCTTCCCACTGGCGTTTTTTCTTGCTGATGGCTTCGGGACTGACGCCGATTTTGATGGCGTATTCGCGGATGGAGCCAAGGCCATTAAGGGCATCGAGATTGAGAGCGAAGCACAAGCCAGCGACGCTGATGAGGACGTTTTGCTCGATCAACAACATACCAATGACACGCTGGATCATGGTGGAGTCGAAACCTGAGGAGGACAGAGATCCGTGCGGAGCGTCGGATGGATCAATGGCGGCGTAATCGAAAGTGGTGCTGGCGCGGGAGGACTCAGCGGCATCACGGGTCTCTCCAGGAGCGTGCCCTGATGAATGGGAGGTGTCGTGTGAGGGTGTGTCTAACCCGAGGGCGAGGGCATTGGAGCGGTCAGCGGGAGACAAGCTTTCCCACCACAATTTATGGGCTTCACGGGCGGCTGCCTCTTGGCGGCGGGCATGATCCTGGTAGGTAGAACTGCTCATTTTGGTCAAGCATTCTGGTCAAGTGTTCCGCAAACCATTGAATTACAAGGGATTGCAAAGATAGTATTCTCATTGCGAATGAGACGGTCAGTGGTGCTATCGCTCTCGGCAAGGAGTGATTGCAGAGAGAATTGACTTTCCAAATCCCAACTTTTAGCGATATAACCCACATCAGAATGAAGAAAGTGGTCAAGAAAAGTGGTCAAGATGGAGTCAAGGTGCGCGGACTCACGCGGATCGGCGCTGCTTATTATTTCAGGCCTCCTCAAAAGGGTGGCATCAGGCCTCCAAGGGTCGCTCTTGGCACCACGGATTTCAGTGAGGCTGTGGCGATGGCTTTGGACTTGCGAACGAATAGGGAGCCGGGCTACACGCCGGGGACTCTGGCTTTCGAGGTGAAGCGTTTTTTGGCGGGCAGGAAGACAAAGAAGTTGAGCCGATGGACAACGGTATCCGACGAGAGCGCATTGAGGATTTTCGCGAGGCATCATGGCGGTGAATCTCTGGTGGCTGGGTTCACCAAACATAAATTTGAAGTTTGGATGGATCGCCTTCGAGGCGATGGATTGTCTGAGGCAACTGTCAAAACCTACATGCTGCGCATCCATGCTTTCTTTGCTTGGATAACTAAAGATGGTGGAATGAGACGCAACCCTATGGATGGCATTGATTTGCCAGTGGTTCGGCAGACGCGGGTGGAAAAGTTTCTCACTAAAGACGAACGGGAGAGGCTGATCTCGGCATGTGATCGTGATGACATCCGACTGATGCTGATGCTGGGTTTCCATGCCGGTTTGCGACTCAATGAGATGCTGGAGGCCCGTGTGGACTGGCTTCGCTTTTGGGAGGGCGGGGGAGAGCTTGTGGTCAAGGCGACTGAAACTTTCAAACCCAAAGATAGCGAGTCGCGTCGGGTGCCACTGAATGATGTCCTCTATACTTACCTGAAAAACATTACCTTTGAGGGTGTTTATCTGGTGCGTGATGATGTTGCTCGGCAAAAGCATAAATACCGCTGGGAACCAAGAAAACCATTTGGTAGGGTGGTGAAGGCGGCGGGATTGGATTGGGTGGGCTGGCATACGCTGAGACATACTTATGCGACGTTGTTGGTTATGGGTGGGTGTCCAGTCGCGTCGGTGGCGCGATGGTTGGGTGATGGGATCGAGGTGACTTACAAAAACTATGTGGGCTGCCTGCCGGAGCGGGATCACGTCAATGCGGGGCTGTGATGACTATCGGCATCAAACCCTCCATTTATTTTGAGCACCTTGAGGGCTACCTCAAGGTCAGCCACACGGTAGATGATTTCGCGGTGACCTTTGCCCTTCCAAATGGGCGCCAGACCACAAGCTTGGGTGAGGTATTCAAACAGGGCGCGCGACCCTACATATTCACGAGCGGCGCGTGTATTCAGTCCTGCCGCTACAGGGAGAGAGATAGCATTCACGAAGCTACCAAACCTTTCTTTTTCCAGTCTGCGGCGACCAAGGAGAGTTGTTCGAGCAGCTCGATAGACGCGATTTGTTCCGCTCCGCTGGCTCGCCTGACACTCAGGCGCACTATGGCGGTAAACTCGTCTAGCACAATTCTGCGGGCAGTTTGTAGTCGGGGTAATGGGAAAATTGATAAACTCACTGGCTCTGTTTACAATGAGTTAATATTAACTCAAATAAAACTTTATTAAATCGTATTCGTAACTTATAGTTACATAAATCAAATCCAAAACCCTAAAGATAAAAATGAAAACACCTCTCTCCGCTAAAGTATTGAAACAAATAATCACAGAACTCGGCTGGGACCAAAGTGAAATTGCTATGCGAGTAAAGTTAGCTAGACCGCAGATATCATGTCATCTTTCCGGCGCTAGGCCTATCCGTGATGATCATCTTTCAAAGTATATGCGTGTGCTCCCTCAGGCCGAGAGTGTGAGGCTACTGGCAGCATGGATGCAGGATGTGTTCGATGCAAAAATCCTCATGGCACTGAATAATGGAAAAGAGTGGGGCGAGGTAGCGAGGCAGAAAATTATTCCAGGCAAGGGTGTGGACGCGGCGTTGATCTGGTGGGGGGAGCAAATGCTGAGGGATCGCGAAATGGAGACGATGTTCCTTGCTTTGTCCGCACGTTTGGGGTTTAACCAAGAGTCATGAGTGCAATCGCTGAATGGTATGTTTATACGCCTGATTCCGGCGTTGTGGGGCCTTGTAGCTGGAGTGATCTTGGTGTGTGGCCTGAAACAGCTTTGGTGACGCACTTGAAGGCAGGTGTGTGGTATCCTCGTGATTGTGTGGACAGCCATGGGTCGGCAAGGCTGGGGTGGGCTTCATGTGCGATGGCGGTGGGTTTTGTTTGGCTGGGTTATTGGATTGATTGTGCAAGACGACGTGGGGTCAGTTTTGAATATTTTCTAATTTTCGTTATGGGTATTGCTATCTGTTGGCTTGTGGTCTTGCTGGCGAGCAGACAGCTCGGGATGGCAATGGAGATGCAAGGAGATCGTCCCCTTCCCCCAGTTTAGGATGAGGTCACAAGATCGAAGGTCTGTTTGTTATCCGTGATTACAGAGTTGACCACCACCGGAGCAAGGAATCTTTTATTGTGTGGGACACGTTGGGTTATACCGAAGGGGAAAGATCGCGCAGAGTTTGGTTTTTTTCATAATGTCCCATTCTTGTCCTATAACTTGAGTGGCATCAGTCTGTAAAATGACCACTGAGACAAGTTGACGGGACTTGTCTCATGATGAGTGAAGTGGAAGGCCATCAAGAAGAGGATGAGGGCGAGTCTTGTATTGCGGAGGATTTAGAGACGATCCGGCAAACGGACTTGGCGAATATCCGTGCCTTTGCCAGATCAGGCCGACCGCTAACGGCCGAACAACTCAGAAGGCTGGAGGCTGCGGATCGTGGCCAGCCGAGTTTGAATCTTGAGGCGAGTGCTGGTGCTATCTATGTGGCGAACCAAACGATGCTGGCGGAAGCGTTGGGCTTGAGTGACCGCAAAACCATTCAGCGGTGGATGCGGAAACCTGGAGCACCACAACCGACTGATGATGGTCGCTATGAAGTGAATGCTTGGCGTGCTTGGATGCACGCGAGCGGGCTTGGGCAGCGTGCAAAGGGGAGCGATCTGGAGAGCATCAAGAAGAATCACGCTGAACTCGATCTGCGGATAAAGCAGATGGAGGTGGACGAGATGGAGGGGCGTAGTGCGCAGACAGACGATGTCGTGCGGATCGTGGTCGAGCAGTTTGCTCGCATGGTGCAAGGCCTTCGAGCGATGAAGCATTCACTGGCTCCGTCCGTGGTTGGTGAAACGGTGCCAGAGGCGGGTAAGCGTATTGGTGCTGCCGTTGACGAGGTGCTGTCTCAGTTTGCGATTCCTGAGGGCGCAAAAAAAAAAGTGTTTTGGAGGAACGTATCTGCGAAACTTGCAAGCCGCCTACCACCGTTGCTCCACACGTTTATGCACGAGCCAACTTCAGGCTGCATAACGGAGACCGATGGGACCCTGACCTGAGATTTCAGGAGAAGATCATGCGTGACTTCGCCGACCCGGCGATCCGCAAGCAGGCGTGCCAGTGCAGTGCGCAGAGCACGAAGACCGTGCTCATGTATGGCTGCATGGGCTACGCGTTTCTGGAAGATCCCGGTCCGTTTTTGTGGGTGACCAAATCGCTGCCGGAGGCCAAGAAGATGGCTGAGGCCTACCTGTGGCCGTTCTGGGAAAACACGCCGAAGCTGCTAGAGAAGCTGCCGAAAAAGCGCGACAAAAAGCGCAAGCTCTCGGCGGACTTTGGCGGCTTCTACTTCAACATCACCGGCGCCGATGCCAAGGCTTCGATTCAGTCGCTGCCTTACCGTTACTTGTTTCTCGATGAGGTGCGGCAGTGGCGGCCTGGGGCGTTGGAGATGGTGAGCAAGCGCACGCGCTCTTACCCGCATAACTACAAGCAGTTCATGGTGTCGTGTCCGGACATGGAGGAGGACATGATGGATCGTGCCTTCTTGGCGGGCAGTCAGGAGCATTGGCATGTGCCATGCAAATCGTGCGGTCACATGCAGGTGCTCGATTGGGGAGAGAAGAAAAAGCCAGGTGGCATCAAGTGGGACGACAACGAGATCACGCACCCGAATGGTGTGTGGAATGTCGATGAAGCGTGCAAGACATTGCGGTTTGAGTGCGAGGCTTGCCAGCATCAGCATCGCGACATCCGGCCATCGGGCGCGGATCGGAAATGGTTCAGTCGTGAAGGCGATTGGGTGGCCTACAATCTCACGGCGCCAGCGGACTACAAAAGCTACACATGGAACGCGCTGCTCCCGCACTTCACCAGTTGGGAGGAACAGTTCCAGGAGTTTCTGCGCGCCTCACAGGCCTTGAAGTCCGGTGACATCACGCCGCTCAAAGATCACTGGAACGAAACCCGTGGCAAAGTGTGGGCGGACCGGATGCGCTTCGCCAAGGACGATGAGTTCCTGAAAGAGCGCGAGCACAATTACCTGCCAGGTGATGCGTGGGAAAACGAAGTCCGGCGCTTCATGACGATCGATGTGCAAGGCAAAGGTGGCCGGCATTATTGGGTGGTCATCCGCGCCTGGGGTCAGTATGGACAGTCGCGGAAACTGCACCACGAAAAAGTTTACACGCGTGAGGATCTGGTGCGGCTGCAGAAAGAGTGGGGCGTAGATCCCCGCAATGTGGCGATCGACTCGGCTTACTCGACTGCGGAGATTTACAAGTTGGTCATGGAGAGCGGCGGACTGTGGAAAGCCATCCGTGGTGAGGAAAAACAATTTTTTACGCAGGACAAAGGCGTCAAGGCGATCTGGGCGCTGTCGAAATTCGATCCGGCCATGGGCACGCGGATGCAGGGTCAGGTGGCCGCGCAGCCGTTGTGGTTGTTCTCGGCACCGGCGACACGCGAGAGGTTGGTGATGATGATGTATGGCGATCTGGGCGACTGGCAGTTGCCGCTGAACGAAGACCACGAATACAAGCGGCAGGTCACCGCCTGGGAGCGCAAACTCGTCCAAGGCGGTCGGGGCGGTGCCAGTTACATCTGGTATCAGAAGCGCGTGGACGACCATCTGGAGGCCTGTGAGCGAATGCAGATTGCCTGTGCCGCCATGTGCGGATTGTTCGAGGCGTCAGACGGCGCGGCTCAGCTCCCGCTGATCTGAGTTGACGGTTTTTCACGATTTCTCGCTAAATCGCGTGTTTCCCATCATTTTGGGAAAATCGTGCATACCTTGTGCGCCAAAAAGCAGACCTTTGGTTTTTGGGGTATGCCGTGTGGAACGCTCTTATTCGGGGTGAGGAACGGGCTTTGTTCATACCTTGCATACCTTGCATACCTTTTTTATATTGGGGAAAGGGTAAACACGGAGGCAAGTATCATCTATGTATAGGGCTGGATGGAGCAAAAAGGTCGCAAGGTAGGCGTCAACTCAGGCGGACGCCTGAGTTTCTAGGCGTTCCACAGCGCATACCTACCTTCGAGCCTTGATTCACCAATGTTTGCGCAGCTTTGAGCGCGTGGAACGTCCGGTTTCAGGACATTCGCGCCAGTTTGCGCACCCCTGGGATGCTTTTGAAGGTAGGCATAGGGGTCTGCAGGACGGGTGCCGGAGGTGGTTCTGGCACTGGTATGGGGTTGATAATAGGCGTGGAGGATGAGCCTAGATTTGACGCGATTGAATGCCAAACTGGACGCTGCTTTGACGTTTTTTGGTCGGGCAGTTTATGTCTCACCGCACTCCTTACTTCCCGCTGTTGGTGAGAGGGGTTGGAAAGAGGGTTGGAGCGGAGTTTCTAAGCACAAAAAATCGCGGGCGATGGAGTATGCTAAGAAATGGGCAAAAGGCTCGGAGCCGCCTCCGGTTTCAGTCGATAAGGCTTATGGAAAATTCCGTGTGGTCGATGGGCATCACCGGGTCATAGCTGCTAGGCATCTTGGCAAACTTGTTCCGGTTCAGCCTCCTGGAAATATTTTCAAGAAAGAAACACATCAGGGCCGGTCACTTCGGACGGTGGCGAATGCCGACTTTAAGCGGGTGTGGAAATCTAAAATTGTCTAGGCTTGGGCTTTGGCGATGGCGGCACGGGCGATGTCGCCAGATTGCCGATTGGTGTCTTGGTAATCCAGTAGATCTCCGGCAGCGGCCATTCGCTCGTTTGAGGCTTGGAGTATGCGTTGCAAAGACTCCTGCAGATCGGCCGCCACGGATCGCAGGCGAATCACCTCAGCGGCGAGGACGATCATGGTGCGGAATGGCAGGGTCTCGTATTCGGTTTTGCCCATGCGTTTCGCACCTTCGGACGGCCGGCCGTGGTTGGACCGGAAAAGTTCGGTGTGGCGCGGTGGTGGTTGCTGCTGGCCGCTGTTGAAACTCTGATGGTGCTGGACGTAGCAGAGGGCGGTGGCGACTTGTTCGGCTGGGGTGGTCATGATTTGTTGGCGGGGATTCCTTCGCGGAGTTTCTTTTCAAAGACGCAGGTTTCGCCATCGGTGCGAATCCAGCGGTAGCCGGATTTGAGCAGGTGACCGAGTGCTGCGGAGTTTTCGTCTTGGGACAGGTAGGAGCCATCGGGGATGGGCACCGTGAGCATGGGTTGGACCACGGCCAGAGGCATCGTGGCGTAGTGGTAGAGGTCGGCGATCATGCGGCTTTCAGGGGTGGGTTGAGTTGGGCGTGGGCCATCTGCAGGCCTTTCCAGTGAGCCAGGGCGCGCATATTCCAGCACTGGCCGGCTTCGAGCAGGTGGGTCAGGTCTTCACCGTCCATGTCGTTGGACTCATAACAGCTATTCAAATGCTGCTGCCATCTATCTTGTGATTCGAGGCAGCGAGGCCAGTCATCTTCCAGACAATTAGCGAGATCCTCTGACTCGCCGATAACTTCACGAATCCACTTCTCAGCGTGTTCGTGGCACCATTCGTGATGTTCGATGTAGCCGTCGATGCCCTGGGCTTTGCCGAGGAAGTAATGCCAGTCGAAGCTGGCAAGCATGTTGAGGCTGATCTGTTCCGACCAGCAAAAGCTGGAGTGGCCGATGTCACCGGACACATGCAGGTTGTTCCGGTGAATGAGGTAGTCCACGCGATAGACGTTGGTGCCAGGCTTGGCCCAGCGCAGCCAGACGGGGCCATGGTCTGACTCGGCTGGGAAGATGGTGGCAACGTGGGTTTTGAACCAACGGGTTTCGATTTCATGGAGCTGTTGCTCGCGGTAGGCGTTTTTGGTCATGTTAGGCGGCTTTCAGGGTGGTGGGGTTGAGGTGCTTGAGGCTGGCGGGTGGTTTGCAGGCGGCGGCGGCTTTGACGTAGGATGCGGCAAAGTCGAAGCGAGTGAGGGTGGCAATGTGATGGAGTTCGTTGATGAATTCGGTCTTGATCAGGTCGCTTTTGCGGTCGGTGTAGGAGCGGGTGGCAAGGCGGTGGAGCAGGACTCGGCGGACTTGTTTCCATAGCCGTTCACAGGCGCTGTCCTGCCCGAGTTGGCGGAAACTCTGCCAGGCGGTGAGTTTAGCTTCGGCCAGTTCATCAGGGGTCGGCTCGGCGTCCTCAGCCTCTTCCTCTTCATCGATCGCCTCGGCGTCGTCTTCGTAGAGGGTGGTGCAGGCGGATTTGGCGGAGTGATTGGTGCCAAAGGTGGCGGCGAGTTTGAGCATCCGCTCGTTGAGTTGTTCCGTGGGCGTGTAGCGCGGATCAGGATCAGGCAGCGGCATCGGGGCCTTTTCCAGATGCGCTCTGAGTTCGGCGAGGACGAGGGTGTAGCGTTTGCCGTTCACGCGATCGATACTGGCTTGCACGGATTCTTCCGGCGTTTTGAGGTCGACTTGTCCGGCGGTTTTGAGCAGGATTTGGGGGCTGCCGCTGCTGTTGGCAGGCGGTGTCTTCCAGTTCAGTTTGACCGCACCGTTCTTCTCTTCCAGGAAGGGTTTGGCGTTCGGGTCGGTCTTTTTGCAGTTCTTCCAGCCGTTGAACTCATATTCCCGCCGCAGTTTCAGGGTGCTTTGATCGGCCAGGGTGAGTAGGATCATGGCGGCCTGATAGGAGTCGGTGGTGGCGTAGTAGCCTTCGGGAGCTTTGGCGAGGGCGGTCTGCCAGGCATCATTGTGGGCCAGGTCTTTGCGCTTGTTGAAGCAGGCCGGGTTCAGGCATTGAGCGCACTTGGACTGCTTGGCATCGGCAAACTCGGTGTTGCTGAACAGGTCGGCGGCGTCGCTGCTGGTGGCACAGCCTCCGGGCCCGCAGCCTTCGATAAAGGTGGCGGGGTTGTCGAGCCATTTGACGTCTTTGAGCGAGCAGCTCAGGTCGGCGATCCAGGAGGTGATGTTGGCATGAGTCGGCGTGTCGTAGCCGTCGTCGCCCCACTCGCTCTGAAAGTGGAGCTGCAGTTCGGGACTCAGCGCAGCGATGAGTTCCATGGTGGCGATCGACAAGCCATAGATGCCGCTTTCGGAGTCTTGCCAGGCCTCATGGACGGGGTCGATCAGGGCCAGCAGGCGCATCCGGCGTTTCACCCAGGCATCCGGTTTGCCGAGCATGGCGGCGACACTGGCGGGGGTGGACTCGGGCAAATCAAAGAGGCGGCGGATCTGCGCGGCTTCCTCGCGCGGTTCGGGGTTTTCGCGCTGCAGGTTTTCGATGGCGAGCATGGCTTCGATCTCAGCATCGGAGAGGTCGCGGACGATGCAGTCCAGGGAGAGACCGGCGAGTTTGGCGGCGTGCCAGCGTCGGGCACCGGCGCCGAGCTGGTAGCGGACGGGGTGGGTGGGGTGAGGTCGGACGGTGACGGGCTGGATCTGGCCGTGCGAACTCATGGAGTCGGCCAGGCCACGGCAGGATTCAGGGGTGATCTGGCGGTTGTGCGGATGCGGGTCGATCAGCTTTGTGGGAATCCAGGTGCGTGTGCCATCGGCGATGTTGGTTGGAGCGGGATCGGTGACTTTGGGGGTGACCTTGGCAGCGGGTTTGGCGGCAGGTTTAGCGGCAGGTTTGGCGGCAGGTTTGGCGGTGGTTTTCATGGGCGTAGGTTTGGTTAGCGTTTCACTTTTGGGCGGTTGAGATCGAAGTCGAGTTCACGCGCCCAGAGGCGCAGGGTCTCGATGTGTAGTTTTACATTTCGCTCCATGACGGCGATCGTGTAGCCAGCGCAGAGGATGGCTTTGGCGCGTTTTAGGAGGCGGAGTTTTTCAGCGGCGGGCAGGTTGGCGTGGACGGCGACGTGGGGCATGGGTTTTGGGTTGGGCATGGTTGTGGGATTCACGAAATGTTAAATATCACGATTAGTTACAATGGAAAGCAGTGAATGGGTTGATGAAGAGGCGTTGGTATGATCCGTGAATTGATTCTCCTTAATGCGCAGTTGGATCGTGGGCTGACTCAGTTTGGAGTGACGGAGTTTGCCAAGATGTCGGAGGACACGTTCAAGGCGGTCTGGCGGCACCACTACAAGCGCATGAAGAAGGCCAAGGGTGACTTGCAGCGCATTGGTGGTGGGGATGTTGAATTGCCAGACGGCAACAAACACTTGCGCAACAAATCAGGGTTGCTGTGGAGGGGGACGCATCAGGGTGAGGTGGAGAAAATTGCCAAAGGGCGTTTCAAATCGGCATGGACGACACCGTATCACCCAGGGAAAAAACGAACGTATGTGGCCGGCAATCCGCAGATGACGGAACACTATGCGGGCACGGCGGCAGCACACGCCAATGATCGTGGAGTTTTGCAATCCTCACGGGGCATGTTTCCGTCAGATGATACTCGCAAAAAAGTGATCGAGCATTTGCCCAAAGCCAGAATTGTTGGAGTCAGTGGTCAGGCACTCAAGCGGTCAGACAATCAGGTGCGTGGTGCGATCGGTGATTTTGCACGGACGGCACCTTTGCGCGGTGGCATTGCAGCGCGGGAAGTTCGGACGATTTTGCGACCACGGGCCGTGAAGTCGGGCGCACGCAAGATTCATTGGGAGCCCGTGCCGCTGGGGGATGTCATGCGGAAGAAGTTTTAATCTTCCGCCGTTCGCGTGCCAGGGTGAGTAGGATCATGGCGGCGGAGCGTCGCTCGGACACAGAGAAGGTCGTGTCCATGAACATGGACAGCTCAGGTCGTTGGTCAAAGTGGTCCATGCAGGCGCCACAGAGCATGGTGCCTGTCAGTTTTTTACCGCCGCAGGGGCAATGGATGTCGTCGTAGGCCATGTCAGGGAGTGGTTGAAGGGGTTGATTCTACGATGAAAGCGAGTTTAGGGAGGGTGGCCTCCTTCTTGGCTTTGACGGCGAGGGCAATGACTTGAAAGATCGTATCAAAGTCGGTGGTGGTGATGGTTTGAGAGCCAAACAAATTGCCAGTGGAGACAAAGAAATCCGCGCCGTTACGTCGCACCTCGATCATGCGGCTTTCATGATTGAAGCAGAGGAGTGGCTTGGCGTGGGTGACGATGTTGGGCTGATCGTTCCAGATGGTTGGGTAGATGGGGTCGCTCATGGTTTGATGGTTTGGTGGGTTCGGGTTACAGACATTTGCAGTAGTAGCTGCGATCGAAGGCGTCATCGAAGTAGCGGTTTTCCTCGCCGCTCCAGGTCTCAAAGATGAGGCAGTCGCGTTCGAGGGCGTTCATCTCGTCGGGCTCAAGGGGTTGGTTTGGCCCTGCAGACCTGTGAACCAAACCGACAAGGCCTTGTGTGACTTCCAGCACGCAGCGGGCGCCGCTGGCCTTGGGTTTGCCGGTGCTGTTGCCGTGGATCATGCTGGCGTGGGCGGCTTGCAGCAGGACGCCGGTGCAGTCGTGGATTTGCTTGCCTTGAATGATGCGGACGGTGAGACCGCTTTTCACATTGGTTTTGCAGTAGTAGATCGTGATCGGTTCTTTGGGGGAGGCGCGGAGGAGGTGTGTCATATCAGCAGGCTTTGAATGTTTCGGACTCTTCTTCCAGTCGGCAGTCCGGGGCATCGGACACGACTTCGAGGGGGCAGTTGAGGGCGGCTTCGTAGAGGGGTCGCTGGCGTTCAGCGTCTTCTTCACTGAGCCAGGTGTAGCGCAGGTGGATGTTGCCAGTCAGGCTTGGCACGCCGATTTGGCGCTGGGTAGCCCAGACGTATTCACGGGTGGCAGAATCAAAAAATCCGAGGGCGTATTTCATGGGGTGTTGGTTGGGTTAAGCGGCGAAGTCGAAGTCGAGTTGGCCTTTGTTTTGGGTGATGCGGGCTTCGCGGGTGGCGGTGGCTTGGGCGAGAGCTTGGGCGGCTTTTTGCTGTTTGTTGTGGGTGCTGCGGTTGGCGTCTTCGAGCAGTTCCACGGCGCTGCGGCGGTAGGGGTGGAGCACACCGACGAGGGTGGTTTCGTTGCGGTGTTCTTCCAGGCTCAGGGAGTTGCCCCAGATCACATTGGCCGGCACGCCACAGAGCGTGAGTTGGATGTAGGTGGCCATGAACATCTTGGGATCGACATCCACCGCGGTGAGCCAGTAGTTCCAGGGCATGAAGCCTTTTTCATGGAGCACGTTGGTGACGGCGATCGCCATCGCTCCGGCGCCGCAGGCGGGTTCGCAGATGGTGAGGCGACGGTCAGGATCGGGCAGTTGTTCACCCATCGTCATGCGGGCCATCAGGTCGCAGACAGCCTTGGGCGTGAAGAACTGGCCGTTCCAGGAACTCAGCAGTTCCAGTTCCCCGGCCACGCTGCCGAGAAAGTCATAGCGTTCGCGGTCGAGTCCCATGACGAGGTGGGCCATGGCCTCCCTGAACTTGGCCGGGTATTTGTAGCGGGCTTCGATCGCAAGAAACTCCTTCTCCTTTTCCGCGTTCATTTCGCCCGTTTGGAATTTGCAGACCGCCTGGGACAAGCTGAGGTAGGCCAGGTTGAGGAAGTCGCTGAACGTCTCCCACATCGAGCGGGAGCCGAAGCTGGTCTCTTCCAGACATTTGGCAAAAGTGTGGTGATGTTTTTGGCTGAACCAGGTGGATTTCATGGCATAAAAAAACCCGCGTGAGGCGGGTTGTGGTTGTGGGTTTGCACCGGACGGGTGGTGATATTAAGTCAAATCGTTGGATGATCTGTACTGTTCTCCGAAGGACAGCCCATCAGCACCCACCGGATCATGTTCACAATTTCCCGCTTATCATGCCGCCCGTGAATCAACTCCATTGCCAGCGCATCGGCAGCATAGGATTCATCGGTTTCCAGTGTGCAGGGATGACACGCATCTATTGCGGATTGCACTTGGGGGCGGGTCATCTTCGCGGCCTTGTTCACCAACTCGGGGAACAAGGCACTGCTGCCAACCTTCGGGGCAAGTGTAGTATTTTCTGATTTCATGGCTTTTTCGCCGCCCCTTCGGTCGGCAGAGTTTGATCGTTATCGCTCAGAGTGGCGCGGTGGTAGTCCATCGCCTTTTGAGCCGTTGTGAACTGCTTCGGGGTGTGGTGCTGCCATCCGACCTCCGACCAATAGAGCGTTTTGAATCCAGACCTCCACAGTTCGACATCATCCCACGAATGAAGGTCGCGACGGATGAACCAGTATTCGGGATACGTCCTCGTTTGCACCAGTTCAGGGCAGAGTCGGATCGTGACGCCATCGCCGCAATCGAAGGCAACGGCGCGATAACAAAACGGTGATGCCAATCCATTCGCGGCGGACTGCATTGGCGATAGTGTGTCAGGGGCGCTCATGGCTGGCATACCTCCACGTTCGCATCAATGAACGCAGCGAGGCGTTGGCAGGATTCCGCCCAGCCTTCGGGGCCGTCCATCCAGTCGAAGGCGGCTAGGTGGTGTTTGAGTTCTCCTTTGATGGAGGTGAGTTCGTTTCGGAGGGTTGCCACAGCGATCATGCCGCGATGATGTGCAGCGTCGATCTCCAGTTGTGCTTCGTGTTTCGTGACGTATTCAACATCGTGGAGTGTGTCGTCTCGGGTTATCGTGGTCATAGCAAATGCGCAAGTCACGGTTGGGGATCCAGTGTGTCTTCCAGCCAGCGGAAGATGGCGCCGGGGGTGGTGAAGGTTTCGATCACATCTTCGGGGATGCCGAATTCGAGTTGGAAACTGGATTCCAGGTCGAGGGCGATGTCGAGGATGTCGGTGGGGTCAGCGCCGAGATCGGTGAAGAGGGCACCGTGAGTGAGGTCGCTGAGATCACAGCCGGTGTGGTCGAGATGGCTCAGGAGGAGGGACTGCAGTTCGGGGAAGGTGGGCGGGGACATAGATTTATAGTTTCGGTTTTACCCACTTGTCACCTAGTTGGCACGCATGGGCATGAGCACGGTCTGGCGCTGGCCGGGGTAGCCGCCGAGCATGGGGCTCATCGCATCGCGCAACCGGATGTAGTTGCCGGAGAAGTCCAGGCAGGGCAGCAACAACTCGGTGCTGAAGCAGGCATCGAAGGGTTGGCTTGTGCCAGTCCAGGTGCCTGCTGGGAAGGGATCACAGAGTGGGGTTTTAGGCTGGCTGCCGCCAGTCATGCAGACGGCGGTGACGCTGTGATCGGCGTGCAGGTGCAGAGAGGTCTGGCAGTCCAGCTTGGTGCTGCGCGAGTGATAAGCCAGGGTGTCTCGGGTGCTGTCTGCCAGCGTCACATAGACATCCATCTGTTCGGATGTGGGGATGACTTGGCGGTAGTTGGGGTAGTTGCCGTCGATGAGTTTGACCTTGACCATGCAGGTGTCGAACGGGATGGCCAGCAAGTCCTTGGGTGACCATTGATCGTGGTGCTGGTTTTCGGGGGCGTGCTGAACCCAGATTGGGAAGGGCTGGTCTTCGGTTGGCAGTAGTGGACCGCTCAGGATTTTAAGAGCGCGGTGCGGCAGGATGAAGTTGCAGTCAGACGGCATGGCGGTGCCGTGTCGCGGTGGTGTGAATCCGAGGAAGCGACCATTGGTGGCGACGGTGGTGCCGTCCGAGTTAAAGAAGACGCCGGTGAGCACATAGCGCGTTTCATCGGTGCTCATGAAGGCGCTGGAAGCGGTGGCATCTTGCAGAGTTTGAGGGTTGAGCCAGCCGCCACAGTTGAATCTACCCGTTTCAAAGGCGGGCATTTGAGTGGAGTCGGCGCGGGGCTGTGGGCAGAGGGTGGAGATGCCGCCAGAGGACATCGCGCTGAGCCGGCCATTGACTTCCTTGAACTCGATCCAGCCGTCTTTGGGCAAAGAGCGGGTGAGCATGAGCAGCCATTCGATGCTGCAGGAAGTGGGTGTGGTCAGTGTGGTCGGTTCGGAGAGGGAGAGTGGCCAGTAGAAGTGGACGTCGAGATCCGTGGCCGTAAGGGTGACGGAGGGTTTGTTAGACTCAAGCTGCGGCAGGATGTGCAGATGCGTGAGGAAAGGGAGCGTGGTTTTGAGGTTGAGCGGGGTGAGCAGGGCGCGCAGGCGGCGCAGGGTGGGTGTGGTGAGTTTCATAGTTGATGGTGGATTAGGTGTATGACTTTGATTAGACTGACGATGTTGGCGGAGCGGTTGGATGAGTATCTGACGGAGCTGTGGTCGAGGGAGATCGATGACAAAAAGTATGTCGATGGACTGAGGACAGATAAGTTCAGGCTAAAAGATGGCAGCGTGGTCACCGTGAAGCGTGATGAGCCGCGGGCCCAATCGCGGTATTACAAGGTGGAAGATCCCGGTGGGGCGCACGCGAGGTATTCGACTCATCAGGGCAAGAATAAGAAGCGCATGTCAGTGGACTGGCTTGTGCACGAAAAAAACATGAATGGGATGCCGACCCGTGGGCAGGTGGCATCGGTTCAGCGAGTGACAAAGAAAGTCCTCGGGCGGGCTGACAAGATGAAGATGAAAGCCTACACAGATCCAGTGCCATTTGGGCGGATGCCCGTTGAGTCGCTGCTAAAAATGTATCAGCGGGAAGGGTTCCAAAAGATCAAGCCGAGGGCGGATCTTGCGGCAGCGTTTCGACGCAAGGATAAGCTGGGAGCGCTGGGAGCTTTGATGAGGAAGCCGAAACTGCGCTGACATACAAGACTGGCGGCGGTGCCGGAAAATAATGCAGGAGTGCTGGGCAGAGCCAGAAGGTGAGACCGTCCTTGAGATGGGCTTTATCAAGGTAAACAAACCCGCCCATATCCTTGCGGATAAAGCTGTAATGCAGGGCAGAGGGAAAGGGCTGGCTGGAAGCAAGCATTAAAAAATCATGCCTGGGTGATAGGCCAAAATGCAGGGCCAGGTGCGCGATAGAGGTGTTAGCCGCCAACACAAAGGGTTCATCCACGAGATCGAAGCGGGGGTCACTGAAAACGTAGATGCTACCTTTGGGGCGGATGTGAAGTGTGTGAATGGAGTTCATCAGTGTTTGAATTGTTTGTGGTAGGCGCGGACGACGATAATGACGCCGGTGGTGAGGGCAATGGCGATGGCCCAGAGGGCGATGAAAACAAGGCGGTGGAGCATGGCTAGATGTGGCATGGGTTAGGTCCAAATGATTGTTGGGCGGCAGTTGGGGTCTTGGGCGTGGAGCCAGCGTTTGCAGTCGGTGACGGGATGGTCGGCGTGACTGCTAAACAGAGCCGGGCCATCGCGGGTGGCACGGACTTCGGCTCGGGCAGCGTAGAGGTCGGGGGCATAATCGGTGATGAGGATGAACATGGCTTAGTTATGGTGTAGGTATTGGTCGGGAAAGTGGGTGATGACGTTGGTGACCTTGTGGGCGATTAGTAGGCCACGGACGAACTCTTCAGTGAACTGGTCCCAGGACATGAGGCTGGCAGGGACAAAGACCAGGAAGTAGCCGTTGTCGGCAGGGTTGCGGAAGCCGATAAAATACTGAGCGACGAGGTGGCCGACGGTGCCGTGCAGGGTGAAGCCGCGGTGGTAGTAGGTGCAGGCGTTCTGACCGGGGGCGAGGCGGCGCTCAAAGTCGCCAAGGATGCCAGCTTGGAGCAGGATGAGGCGGCAGGGGCCGTCTTCCTCACAGACGATGATGTCTTCGGGCATGATGAGAATGACGAATGATGAATGACGAATGACGAATGGGGGGAGGATGAAACCGTGGCCATGCGGGGGGCATGGCCACGGTGCGGCGCTCGGCGGTTAAGCGGCGAGTTTGGCTTTTTTGGCCTTCTTGGCGGGGGTGGCGGGCAGTTCGTCCTGCGGCTCGGCTTTCGCGGCGATGTGGGTGCGGACGAGGTTGAGGATCTGCTGCAACTCCATCTCCCACTGGCGGAGTTCGCTGAGGTCAGCGATCTCGATGCAGTCCACCAGATCGTCCTGCAATCCGGCGATGGACTGCGTGATGATGTCGGTGGAAGGCACGCCATCCATGGCATCAGCGACGGCGGCGCCGACTTCCTCAGGGGTGAGGTGATCTTCGGCATCGTCTTCGATTTCAGCGGGCTGCTCCTGTTCTTGCTCCTGCTCATCCTCTGCCGCTGGGGCGGTGAAGGCCACGATGTTGGCCGGGGTTTCCTCGACCGTCTCGACCTCGTCTTCCTGATCGGCCTCATCGGGAGCGGCATCGGTCGCGGTGACGGTGGCCACGGTCACAACCGGAGCAACAGCAGCCACGACCACAGGGGCGGTGACCACGGGTGGCGGCGGTGGCGGGTTGGCGGCAGCGTGGGCAGCCTGCGCGGCGATCTGAGCCTGCATGGCCACCATGGAGCTTTCCATGTCGATGATGCGCTGGCGTTCGGTGGCGGCTTCCTGGGCTTGGGCCACTTCACGGGCGGCGAGACCTGCGAGGGTGAGGCCGGTGTCCAGGAAGGACTCCAGTTGGTCATCCCAATCGGCATGGCCTGCGCAGATGGCGCGGGACTCGGTGACGGTCGGGCGGTGTTTCACCGTGCCCATGAGGGTCAGCGACTTGCGCAGGATCTCGCACTGGCGGAGCGTGAGCTGGTCGTAGAAACCTTCGGTGAAAGGCACGGTGGTGAGATCGCCTTCGCGGTTGGCCTGGACGGCGAACAGGACGGGCTTGTCGAGGGCGGGCAGGGTGCTGAGCACCCATTCAGCGCAGCGGGCGTTGCCGAGGCTGGTGGGTTTGATGCCAGCGGCCTTCAGCAGCGACTCCGCCTTGTCGAGTGTGCTGAGGATCTTGCCTTGCAGCAGGAAGCTCGCATTGACGCGGCGCTCGGTGGAGACGTAGAGGTTGACCCGTTCAGCGGGCGCCATCGTGGTGATGGCGGCGATGGAGAGCGGGGCAGAAGCGTCGGTGGAGGACGCCGTGGGGGTGGTAGCAGGTTTGGTTTTAGCCATATCGGTGGTGTTTGGGGTATGTGGGCGGCCGGATGGGGTGAATGAAACCGCTGTCCGGCAAGGCGGCGGCTCCAAAGTCGAAGTCACATGGGTTAAGTGTGACGGAAAGTTATGCGGCTACGCAGCAAGCTGATCGGCGTGGTCGATCAAGGTTTTGCCACGCGAGGTCAGGTGGATGGCGTTGGCGCGGCGATCCTCTGAGACGAGTTTGCGTTCGGTGAAGCCTTTGACCTCTAGGGCATCAAGTTGGCCGGTGATGGCGGCGGTGCTGATGTGCAGGCGGCGGGCCAGATCGGTCGGTCGGCGCGGACCTTCTTGGAGTAGGACGGTCATGAGCGCCAGTTGGCGCAGGGAGATGTCGTGTTCGGTGCAGTGCTTGTTGAGCACGATCAGGTTGCGCAGAGAGCGGAGATGGAGAGACATGGTGACGGCTTTTTCTGTTACAGTTTACTTAATGTTACGGATGAGAGCATTGAATTTTTTGCGGAACTGGCGGACGCGGTCGGTCACCCGCACTTGGCGGGTGCTGGTATCGGGTTCATGGTCGTGGCCGCGGCAGGCGATGCAGGCGCGGGAGCTTGGGCGTTTTTTCATGGTGGGTGGAGTTAGAGGCAATCGCGGGCGAAGTCGGAGGCCTCGCGGATGAGGCGGGCCATGGTGCTGGCGGGTTCGATGCCAGCTTCAAGCTGGGCGGTGATGAAGGTGGACTGATCGGTGAACCATGGTCATAGTGTTTCAAGCGGCGAGTTTACGTTTACCGAGGGTGGCGAAGGTGAGAGTGAGGCTGGTGCGTGCGGCGGCAACTTCTTTTTCGGCCCGCTGGAGCAGGAGGTCGATGTCGGCGATGTCGAGTTTGGACACCGATACTTTGCCGGTGCGGAGCTGGTCGAGGGTGTGGACGAGGGTGAGCAGGCGGTGTTCCTGCGTCTTCTTGCGGGCCATGAACAGGTGCTCACAACCGGCGCGGATGGCGTCGAGATGCTTCTCATGGCGCTGCATGGCTTTGATGCTGACAAAACCTTGCAGTCGAGCCAGGCGGAGCTGACGGTCTTCGGCTTCGATGGCATTGGCCAGGTTGCGGGCACGGGTCACAGCATCGAGCAGCGGGGTGGTGATCCAGCACTTCGATTTTTGCGGGTAGTATTTGCCACGGCGGCGGCTGAATCCATTAAGGATGTCATGCGGTGCGCCGATGCCGTGGCGTCCATCGATGCGGGTGAGATCAAGGGCGTGGCTGGTTAGGTCGCCGTAGCGGTTGGTGGTGCAGCCTTTGGCGATGCGGGCGTGCTCGCTGTTGATGAGCTTGGCAGCGGTGGCGGCGGTGCGGCAGTATTTCATGCAATACCACCAGTCCTGATAGGTCAGGGCGGTGCTGTTAAGCACGCGCTGGAAAGGGGTGGGAGACATAGGAAATGACGAATGACGAATGACGAACGGGAACTACGCGGCGGCGGCGAGTTTGCGGGTTTTGGGGGCGGTGGTGATGGCGAGGGTGGCGGTGGTGACGGGGCGGGCCTTGCCATTGAGACGGTGGCGGCGGGCCTCGATCTGTTCCTTCATGGTGGTGGCGGTCGGGGTTTCTTTGGCGAGCACGGCGAGCACGTCAGCGGTGGTGGGTTCGCGGACGTTGTCGTTGAAGGCGGCGGCCATGGCTTTGTGCCAGACACGTTCGATCTGACGGCCAGAGAAGCCATCGCTCGCGCGGGCCAGGGAGTTGAGGTCAAAGGTGGCGGGCTTGCGTTTGCGGCGGCGGATGTGGATGGCGAAGATCT